AACAGACTTTCAAGCCATTGCGGATGACGATTTCGCCTTCCAGCAAAAGCAACTTTTAATATAAAAAACACTTAAAATGACAGCTTTACAACTTCGTCAGGAACGCGCAAAGGTTTGGGGTACCATTACCGATTTACGCGGCAAACGAACAAACGGAAAATTCACCGACCCTACGCAGCAAGCGGCATACGACGCTGCCGATGCGGAATTTGAGCGCCTCACTACCGAAATGCTCGCAGCAGAGGTAGCGGAAGAGCAGGAGAAGCAGCACGCCGCCCGCAGCGCGCAAATGGAATCTGAAACGCGCCAACGCGCAGCCGCCGACGCCAAACCGGAAAGTAAAGAACTGACCTACGGCGATGCTTTTTGGCGCTGGGCGGTTCAGCACAAAGACCGCTACAACCTGACCGCAGATGAAATGCGGATGATCCAAACCCGCGCAACAGATACACAGATTGCTGGAACATCAAACCTCGGCGGGTACCTGGTTCCGCAGGCATTCATGGCCGAACTGGAAATGGCAATGAAGCATTACGGCGGTATGATCGAAGCGTGTGGAATCATGCAGCGCAATTCCGGCGCACAGCTTCGCTGGCCTACGGGCGACGACACCGGAAATACTGGCCGTTTCATCACAGAAACAGGCGCCGCAGCCGTCAACTCGATGACCTTCGGACAAGTGCTGTTCGATTTCTACTCCGTCACTTCAGACATCATCAAAGTGTCTGCCGACCTGATGACGGACGAGGAAGTAGGCTTTTTGCAGCAAATCCTGCTTACCATCCTGCCGGAACGTTTGGGTCGGGCTCTGAATACTAAATTCACCAACGGAACGGGAACAAATGAGGTTTACGGCCTGACAACCACCGTAACCACTTCGGCGCTCACCACCGCAGGCGGTACGGCGATTACACAGGCAGAACTCCTGAAAGCGGTCTACTCCGTAAACCGCGCCTACCGCGCAGGTCAGCAGGTGGGCTGGATGTGGTCGGATGGCATCATGGCTTACATCCGGGGTACGGAAATAGGCAACACAAACACGGTCCCGATCTTCACACCGTCGGTTGTCCAGGGTGAACCCGACAAACTGTTCGGGTACAAGATATTCATCAACAACGACCTGCCAGACACGCACGCGACAACACGCCTGCCTGTGACCGCTACCAAGTCGGTCTATTTTGGAGACTTCTCCAAATTCAAGATCATGCGCGTTGGCGGAATCCACATGTCCAAAGAAGAACACCTCTACTGGGCAACCCGCGAAGTAGGCTTTATGGGTTGGGAGCGCGTAGCGTCTAACCTGATCGCTCAGGGGGCTATCAAATACATCCTTCAGGCGTAAACCATGTGGGTGCTGCTGATAACGGAATGGAACGGGATAGAGGCCGGGCAAATCTTGAAAGTTGGATACCATACAGGTATTTCGCTGATAGATTCAGGCCGGGCCGTTGAATCCGAACCGCCGGCGTCAGCAGCACCCAAAATTGAACAGGCGATAAAATCACCGCACGAAACACGATAAATGGCGTACAAAATCACATCCGGCCCTACCACAGAACCCGTCACGTTGACGGAGGCGAAACTATGGCTAAAAATCCATGAGGATGTGAGCGATGATGACGAACTAATACGCGGCCTGATAGCAACATCCCGAACATGGGCGGAAAGAGGTACAGGTCAGGCGCTATTGACGCAGACAGTTCAGGAAGTTTGGGATAATTTACACACCAGGTGTTTTGAGTTTTCCCTGGGGCCGCTTGTTTCTGTGACCTCGTTTGAATACCGAAACTCATTAGGAGTTTACACTACCTGGGCCTCGACAAACTACACAATAGACGATATAAGTAATCCCGGCAGATTGGTGGTTAATAATACTTCGACATTGCCTTATTCAGGATCTACTATTTACCCGAATATGATCCGCATTACCTACGTTGCCGGGAAATCAACACCGGCGGAAGTTGATGCGAATATCAAAACGGCGATGCTTTTGCAAATCAGGTTAATGTACGATAATAGAGAAGATATGCCGCTTGGGAAAGAGACAAGTGTATTCGCCCGCAGCGCGTGGAATCTGTTAAGCATATCCAGAACGAACCTACTGTGAAAAAAGAAAGGTACAACATGGATCGCCGCCTACTGGTGCAATACCCGGTAACAACCCGAAGCGCCACCGGGGCGGAGGCTGTAACGTGGGAGAACTGGCGGACAATTTGGGCGTATGTGGAATACCCTAAAATGGGTAATGGCGAAGAAATATCGACCGACCAGGAACAGATCACCCGCCGCGTTCGCTTTGTTATTCGATGGACTGGCGAGATTCAGGAAAAGTGGCGTTTTGTGTTTCTAGGTGACACGCTCGACATTCTAAGAATTGCCCCACTTGGAGGCCGACAGGAATACGAAGACATCACAGCCGAAATAAGAAAATGATTGCAGACCGTTACATATACGCAAAGTTGATAGCAAGCGCCGGAGTTACAGCCCTGGTATCGACGCGTATTTATCCTGTAATGGTACCGCAGGGGGCCGACTATCCAGCCATTACTTACAGCGCCGTGTACACCCCTGCCGACAACAGTAAAAACGAAGATGCGACGCATGATAATTGTGCTTTTACCCTTCGTTTGTGGCACGCTGAATATGACGGGGCGTCTTCTTTGGATGTTGCTGTCAGGGCGGCTTTGGACTATGTAGACGGCGCGGGCGCTGGCGTAACTGCCGGAGGTGTGATAATCAACGCTTGCGAATGGGTCTCAAGTACCGACGGATTGGAAGAGGGCAATAGCGCACCAGGTGGAGCGCCTTATTTTTTCAGAGAGGCACTATACAACATAAGGGAGCAAAGATGAACGAGATATACAGGATAACTGGACTTAATGGCTGGCAATTAATTGCAGTGATAGCAGCCTGCGTAGCGTGGTGTATTGCCTTTTGGCCTCACAAGATACCCGGCAGCAACTCGACTTTCATCGAAAAAAAGAAACCGAAACCGCCCATCAAAGACAAATACGGACGGCCCCGGCAACCAGTAACCGACAAAGGAGAAACGCGATGACAATGGAGCAAGAAATAGAAGCCGCCGCCCGGACTTTTCAAAAGTTTGGTCAGGTGGTCGGAAACGACGTAAAGCGCGTGTGCGCTTTGGGCGCTTCCTACTTTGCTTCTGCTGCCGAATCAGCCGCCCCGCAAGGATCAAAACCGCATAAACGCTACTCGACCGCGAAAGTCAACAAAGCAATCAGAGCGCCAAAGGGAATGGGTAATGTAGTGGCAACCTATATGCCCGGCAACCTTGCACGGTCTATCCGGGTACTGGATTTGAAAAAGACAAAAAACGCCGCTTTCGTAGGGGCGAAACTCAATAAAGGTGCAGTATCCGGCACGTTTTCAGGAATGAGGGCAGACGGGTATTATATGCACATGGTTGAAAAAGGAACAAAGAAATGGGGCGGTAAACCCTTTTTTCTTGCTTCCTGGGAACGATCAAAACCGCGTGTTACTGCGATAATGGTTAAAGAATTTGAAAGAACAATTGCCCGATTTGTGGCGCAAAATTCAATATGAAAGTAAAACTAACAACAGACTGGAACGATTACGGAATTGTACATAAATGCGGCTCTGTCGTAGATGTATCAGACCGCGACGGGCTTTTATTGGTTGCCGCCGGGCATACCCAAATGCACCCGGATACACCTGCAAAGATTAACCCTGAAATGTACGGCCTGGGTTGCGTTCCTAATCCATTCAGCGCCGAAATGTCGAAAACATTTTCGGAAATCGCCGTCGATATTGCCAAATCAGAACCAAAAAACGAAGGGACAAAAAAAGCATAAACACACTAAAAAATATAAGTCATGGCTTCAGTAGGTGTTGTAAATACCAAACTTCTAAAAATTTACGTCGGCTCGACTGCAATCACTTGCCAGACCGACGGCTCGCTTTCCATCACGAACGAAACGCGGGATACTACCTGTAAGGATTCGGGGCAATGGAAAGAACTCCTTTACGCCCAAACGGGGTGGGAAATTTCCGGTACCGCGCTTGGCTCATACGATGGCACTATGTCGCTGCATCAATTAACGGCGCTGGCAATCGCTCAAACCGTTTCGACCGTTTCATTTAAAACTGCCGTTTCCGGTGATGACATTCTAACCGGGACAGTCCTTTGGACAAAACTCGACATTGCATCTGCCGGAACAAACCAAAACGTAACCATTTCATACACGGGCATGGGTACAGGCGCTTTGGCTCAAACATCTTAATATGATCCACACCTTAAAAATAGGCGGCAAAACACGCCCTTTCGTTTTTGGATTTTATGCCATGCTTTCCTGTGAAGAGGAGTTTGGTTTGGATATTAGCGCTATTGCTGACGGGAAATTCACCGCAATGGAGTGGATTAAATCGCTTCCTGTATTCGTATGCGCCGGGCTAAGGCAAGGCGAGTACATAAACGGCGTAACCGAACCAGACAACTACGACCCGAATATCATACGCGCATGGATGGACTCAGACCCGGAAGTGATGGGGGCTGCTACCGAGTTATGTACCAAAGGTCTTGAATCACTATCAAAGACCGGCGAAGAGGCAAAGGATGACAGTACGGCAAAAAAAAAGCCGTCGGGGAAAATGCAAAGAGTTGGCTAAATGATTGGGTTTGGTTAGTAGAAGCCGCCGGGGCAATGGGATGGACGGAGCGTGATTTTTTTTGCTCTACGCCGCGCTATTTTTTTCATGCGTATAACGGCCACATGAAGCAGGAGCGCGACCGTTTTCACCAAAATTTAGCGGCGGCGCGGATCGTCGCTTATTATGCAATTGCCCCGCATTTGGAAAAGGGCAAAAGCCTGAAGTTTTCAGACATCGTGCGCCTTCCTGGTGATGAAGAAAACGAAGCGCCGCAATTTGCAGAAGTGACACCCGAAGAACTCGCAG